ATACGCCAGGAGTTGCAACGTTTTGTACAGCACCTTGCTCAGCAACCTTGTAGATGGTTCTGATAACTTCGCGGTTGATTTCAGCAAGAATCTCAGTTGAGAGAATGTTTGCTAATTCCGCTTCAGCGTTCAGACCGTGGATTGCCTTGAGGTCTTGAGCAAGCTCAAGTGAGTACTCTGCCTTCAGAGCTCTTGACTTAGCGGTAACGGTGACTTTCTCAATCGAGAATGCCATCTGGTTGAATGCATCAGCACCCGTTCCGTCAAGGTTCTCTGCACTATCGGTACGCATACCTTCACCGACATTATAGCCAGTTGAAGATGCAGTACCAACAGGGTTTAGGATTGAAGGATTGCTACCAGCCTGAGCGGTAGTACCCATACCTGCAACACCATCAGCAAAGCCGTTTGCGTCATCAAGACCAGCAGGCTGACCGGAGAATGCAGAATCAACTTCGTTATAGAAGGTCTCTGCACCACTTTGGTTGGTGTAGCGTGAACGCATTGCGAAGATGAGTCCAGTAGGACCACTCATTGGTTGAACGCCAGCAATATCATAGGCGATCAGGTTAGGCATTGAGCGTCTGATTAGTGAAATCAGAACGGGGTCAAAACCTGCGGTAGGACCACCAGCAGCGGCACCACCACTGAAACCAGCATAAGTGCCGGATCCGGTGCTCATTGTTGGTGCTTCTGTTAGGAAGTTTCCACCGTGCTCGAAAGCAGATTGCTCACGAAGGAATTTTTCTTGGTTCTCTAGCAGGACTGCGGTTACAGCTCTTCTGTGCGAATCTTTGATTGAATCAAGACCCTCATAGTTGAGGAGAGGTGCCCACTTTTCCTGCAATTGTTCAGAATGGAACATTTGCGTTTACCTTTTGTAGTGTGATTGTTTGCGTTTGAATTATATTAAATTCAATTATTTGCTGAATGCTGAAAGAGTCTTCAGGTAAGTAGCCATTGAACCAGAAACTGATTCAGGTGAACTATCTACACCCTCAGAAAGGGTTTCAGTTCTTGCAGATGGAGATGTAGGTCTTGAAGGGAAATATGATTCCTTCAAAGTCTCCAGTTTTTCACGATATTCCTCTTCACTTTCAAACTCAACACTTTCGGCAAGTGAAGCGAGCTTGTCTTTCTGAGTGTGTGCAAGACCCTCAGAAACCTTTTCAAAGATTCCATCCGCAACCGACTCTGCGAGACGCTTGTTTAGGGAAACATTCTTCTCAATTTGCTCGTTGAGTTTTATTTCCATGTCATCAAGTTTTTCTACCATGCTCTCTAGAACATCATATTTATCTTCAGGGATTGTTACATAATGTGCTTCAAAAAGACCCTTCATTCCTGAAAGGAATGATTCGGTCATTTCGGTCTTAAGACCACCCTCAATTGCGAGAGTGTTCTCAGTGAACCATTCATCAGAAACATACTCTAGGTATGAATCTACACGCTCAGCAAGTTCGGTCTTAATTTCTTCGACTTCTTCTGCAAGAGCGGCGGCATACTGTTCTTGAAGTGCTTCTTGAATTTGACCAACTTTTGATCTAAGAGCAGCTTCAAAAATAGTTCTTGCCTTTTCTTGGAACTCCTCAGAGAGTTCTTCGCCGGAAAGAAGAGCATTTACATCTTCTTCGATGTCATATGATTCTTCCATTTCCTCATCTTCGTCTTCTTCGTCTTCTTCGTCTTCGTCCTCTTCTTCCTTCTTACCTTTTTTCTTGCCGCCCTCTTCTTCTTCCTCTTCTCCCTTAGCTTCGGCAACTACTCCATCTTCATCAATCTCTTCTTCGATGAAATCTTCATCGTCAAGTTCTTCCTCTTCTTTCACTCCTTTCATTGCTTCAGCAGGCTTTGCTCCTTTGTTGACAACATCTCTTACTTGCTTAAGAGTTGCGCCAGGAGTCTTCAGTTTTGCTGAATCATCGGTTGACTTATAATTGGAAGGATCTGGTCCACCAAGATCTTCCCATCCTGCAGTTTGACCTGGTGTTGTACCAGATAGATTTGGCATTGCGTCCGCTGCCTTAGCATTTGCATTGACAGCGGTTTTGGATTGCTTAGTGCCTACTTCCATTTCTTGTAAATCTCCACGAGACATTTGAACTCTCCGATTAACCTTTAGTAATTTAATCTATATTTATTTATAAATTAAGAAATTACAATGAATTTAAAAATTCATTGAATAATGATAACTTATAGTCCTCTAGAAGACCTTGATCGACCAAAGTATTTATTTTGTTATATGCTGCTTGTGCAGCCTTTTCTCTAAGAACTCCGCCATCCCATATCCATTCTTTACCTTCCATAATTCCCTGAACAAAAGCATCAGGTGCAGAAGGGTCGGCAACAATATCAGCAGCAGTTGCTAACATAAAATCTTCACCAACTTCTTTATAACCTTTTGTGTTCTCTCTTAATGAACCAATACCGCGAGAAGAAACCCCAAGTGTTACTCCATCCTTAAGAAGAGATTCGGCAATCTTGCCCATTGGGGTGGATAAGATTTGTGCCTTACCGATGAAGTTATTACCTTGACGATAAAGTTCTGTAATTTTATGAGAAACTCTATCAAGATTTACAGTAGGACCATCGGGGTGACCAAGTTCTCCAAGGGCACGACCTTTCTGAACATACTGCTCATTATAACGACCTACTTCTCGCTCCATAATCTGCATGGGATACATTCTCCCATTGCGATTAACACATTCTGCTTGTAAGAATGGTCCTTTGATGTAGAGTTTTGCTTGCTTACCAGTTCCTTCGGTAATAACCTCTACCTTTTCTATTTCTTCTCTGATAAGTTTCATTATGCTTGTCCTGAAATTTGTACTTGTTGATAATATAAAGTTCCAGATCCAGCACCAAATACTGATACCTTGTTGGAGGTAATAACTGCTGCGTCCGGCGATGCAAATGCAGTTACGATTCCTGCACTGTTATAATCAACAACCATTCTGGTTTGATAATACCCACCAACGTTTGAAGTTGTATCTACAGAAATAACCCTTTGATGAGTGAAGTTGTAATAGGTCTGCCCCGATGCAGTTAGAGATACATAATCACCAACTCCAAATGGAACTTGAGTTCCTTCTGGTACAGTAACAATTGTAGTTGTGCCGGTGGTTATACCAACAACTCTATTGGATGCTTTTGTCAATGCAATAGTTTCAGTTCCCCCAGATGGGACATAATAATCTGCTGCTGTTGCAGATGGAGTTGCTCCAACCGAAATAAAAGCAGCACCACCTACAGCAACTACTCTCAAAACACTTGATTGAACTGTAAATGCTGATGAAGTTGATGCAGCACCTGCTGTAAATGTGAATGAGGATCCAGCCCCAACTGGTCTATGTGCCATTATTCTTATAATTACGTTTATTAGTTATTTATTAATTAATTATCTTTGTTCAATCCAAGTCATTGCACCATAAGCAACTGCATTCGTCACACCAGTATCCAAAACTGCAACTGCAAGAGTGAGAGTATCGCTAATAGTTCCAATACCACTTCTACCAATTTGATAAACGGTATCCTTATCTAAACGAACACCAGTGCCACTATTTCCACCAATAATAAATCCACTGTCCAAATCAATACCTGCTGTTCCAACTCCAGTAGCAGTCCTATTGTATTGTGTAAAAGAATTTGTATCGGGCATATCAACCCAAGTTCCACCAGTCAAATCTGCATTTCGGATAAATTTATATCCCAAACTAATAATCGTTGCATTTGTGCTTGGACTTGATTGATATAAACTTGCTGCCTGAAAGAATGTTGGGAGAACAATACCTTGAAGTGTTGTGGATTTTAGGCGAATTGACAGGAGTGGATAATAAGTTTGTGCTGCTGGTAAAATCTTACCAGTCACAGGAGTTTCAATATTCTGTGCAATACCTAACTTCTCCGGAGTTCCTTCCTGAGTAAGAGAGTTTGAACCTTGATAAAATATTGAAGATGTTGTTGCAATACCTGTTACATTGGTAAGTTCCAATCTAATTGGCAAGAATGGAGTAGCACACCAAGGTAAAGATAGAATATTTGCGTGATTGAATGTATGAATAAAGTGAGTAGTTCCGTTAATAACAAATCCAACTTTTACTTGTCCTGCACCATACCATTCATAGTCAAATGAAACTAATTGTTGAGTGTCTGGACCAGCAATAATTCCACTTGGACCAGTTCCATCCAACTTATCTCCATTCCACTGACTACGAGGAACTCTAGTTTCAGTTACTATTCCTGTAACAGAACTACGAATTACGCAAGAATATCCATCATATCCGGAACCATTATCTTCAAAATAAAAACCATCTCTTGCCTCAAACATTCCCATTCTTCTACGAACACCAGGAACTGGATTTGTAAGAATAATTGAAAATGTTGCTTGAGAAGGTCTTCCTGGAATATATCTCATTACATTCCTGGTTTGACGAATAACTTCAGAACCAGTAGTAACACCAACTTGCATAACAATCGCACTTCTATATGGGTCGTGATATGCAGTTCCACCTAAAGAAACTCTTGTATCCCATACGTCAGTTTCTAATCCATATTGGAAAGTATTGAAAAATGTAGTTTCGTATGGAGAAACTCTCAGACGATTTTTAGAAGTATTATCAATATTTGCAAGATATGTTGGAAGTGGTGAGAAATCACTTACTCTTGTAGTAGTGCTTTCACCAAAACCAACATAATATAATGATGTTGGAAAAGTATTTTGCTCGCTTACTGCACTGGTTCCTATACCAGTATTAACTACTACATCTGCGGGTTGGGGAAGGGGATTATAAGACATTATACTAAGAACCAGTTAGAACCGTTGTAAAAATAAGTAAAACTTTGATGATTAATTTTCATCACAACTGAAGTATCATTTTCAACACTCGCACCAATACCAGCACGAACCGTTACATTATATGTAGATATCTTATTACCCTCATCTTTTATTGTGATCTTTTTACCTGTTAATGGAGATGCTGGAAGGTCTATCAGAACAGGAACATTTGCATTTATTGCAATATAATCATCAGAAGTTGTTGCTTGATAGTATGTTGTAACTCCAGAAATTGTTACACAACTTGTAAATCCAACACATGCCCATTGGACACCATTCCATTTATAATAACGACCTGCGGTATTATAAATTTGATTTAGTAGTGGAGAGTTTGGAAAATTAATCGCCATAGTTCTAAACCTGCTGAATGGTTATAATCACTGAAGGAATTCCTGGAATATTGACTAAAACTGGTGGGTTTCCTACAGAAGTAATTGGGTCGCTATGAGTTAATTGTACTTGAGTATCATCAACCATCCACACATATTCGATATAGTCACCTGGACTCATACTGATAATAAAATTCCAAGCAGCAACTGTCTCCGCAGATGTCCCTTGAACAGCAACCTTGCTATTAGTGAATGGGAGATCAAGTCCATTTTTTTTCAACCAAATCCAGATATTTCCAGTAGCACCTGAGGGTTTATCTAACTGAACTGAAAACTGTGTATTATAAACTCCACCGTAAGTGGAGGTAATTCTACTATTACTCACTAAAGTAAATCCACTTTGCCCATCAACACTATTGAGAAGCATTGTGGTTGTAACACCAATTCCAGGACAAGCTTGTGTTGTTGTGTCCGAATAAGAACCATAGTATCTTGTAGAGGTTCCTAAACCAGTTGCATTGATTGTAACTGTTCCAATTCCATTCGTAGGAGAAATTGTAATTCCTGTTCCTGCAATAATTTGATTAACAATTGTGGGTTTATTAAGGATTGATGAGATACCAGTAGTTGCATTCCAGTCACTATTGACTTGTGCTGCAGGAATTAGTGGTTTGTTTAGAATAGATGTAACTCCAGTTACTGCATCCCAATTTGCATTTAATTGGGTAAAACTACCAGTACTACCAATACCTGTTGCGTTAATAGTAATGCGTCCAGTATTTGCTGATATGTCAATACCAGTTCCTGCTACCAGATAAGTGACAATACCACTTAAAGTTGCACCGTTACCATAGTATGAGTTTGCAGTCACAACCCCAACACTCATCCCAAGATTGGAAGTATTTCCATATCCCAGAGTGACATCTAGATTTTGTGGGAGATTTGCTCCCCCTCCACCACTACCTCCATCACCCCCACATCCAGGTGCAAATTCTACCCATTGCGTACTATTGCCATCTGTATAATAGAGATAGGGTTTTCCAACAGTGCTGTCCCACCAAAGGGGATAAATTATTGGATCTGTTGGAGGTGCATCACCAATAGTTAATCCAATTCCAGTAATAGTTACAATACCGACATGAGAAGAAACAAAAATATTTGGACCCGCATCAATATAAGTTACAATACCACTTAAGGTTGAACCATCATTTGAACCTATCCACTTATTGATTGTTTCGTCATATTGTAGAAAGTAATTATCCGTCTTTGCACTATCCCTATCAACATCATCTAGGAATTCGAGACGAGTTTCACCACCTCCACCTAATGTGGAAAGTTGTTGTTGAATTCTTGTTATAAACAGATTATAATGCCTTTGTAAATCATCAAGAGTTGCAAATTTTTGATCCAGTGGGGTTAATGGATCTTGTTGAACTTTAAAATCTGATGGTTCTGCAAGAAGTCCTAATGATTTTTCTATGAGTGTTGGTTCTTCTTTAGGTTCTTCTGAAATTTCTTCTACTATATTATCTACAATTTCTTGAACTTCTTCAATAACTTCTTCTACAATCTCTCGGACTTCTTCTATTGGTTGCTCCTTTATTTCCTCAGAATACAACCAATTTTCAAAAACTTGTAGAGATTTTTCTTCTTTTTTCTTTTTTATTTTGTTCTTTTTTTTAATAGTGGAGACTTCTTCAAATACCGAATCTAAGTTCAAATCTCCAACAAGAGATCTAAACTCTTCTTTCTTTTTTTTCTTTTCGGAACTTATAGTTGAAAAAAAATCCGAAAGATCTATATCTACTCCGAAGTCATCCACTTATCACTCTTCCTCTTCTACTTCGCCAAAAAGAGATGATGCTACTGCAGGACGAAAAGAATCAATCTTCTCTGCGGATTTTGTGAAGAGTAGGTCTTTAATTTTATCACTAATCTGAGAGGGGGACTCATCAGCAGCAATCATATCTAGTAAATCATCCATAGTTTTAAATTAAGCAATCGTTGTTATTTATCAAATTTCGCCACCCTTGGGCATCTTTGCAATACTTGTATTCATTTCTACAGACTTTCCATCTGCTACTGTTGCTCCTCCACCAGTTGCCCCATCAGTATTTGGTTCCATAACAGGTTGTCCAAGGTCCATTCCTGCAGAGGTTTGGTCTAATGGAAGTCCGGTCATTGGATCAACTGGTGCATTTGGATCGGGAATAATTCCATCTGCAATTTCTTTCTTCATCAATTTATCTTGATCGACGATTTCTTGGTCAGTTTGACGAAGAATTTTGCGTCTTACATAATCTTGTGAGAAATATTTTCCAATATATGGCTCTGCAACTTGAACCATATTCAACCTTTCATTCAGAAGTTCTGCATCCTTAAGTTCGGCAAAATGGTTATCATATAGGAAATCATATTGAATATGCTCATTCATAATCTCCCAATCTTCGGGAGTAATGATATTTTTGAGAATAAGTTGAGTTCTCAGCATATCGCTAAACATATACGAGAATCTTTTTCTCAGTCTAGCAACAAACTTGCTGAATTTAACTTCATCGCGAAGAATCTCTGATGAACGACCTAAGTTGAAACCACCTTCACCATCCATTCTTGATGGTGGGACATTTAAAGAACGATAAAGTTTCTTTTTAAAATATTCAATATCGGTAATTTCTCCAAGGTTTTGACCACCTGGAAGTGTTGTAATCTCTGTACCTCTACCACCTTCACGGCGAGGTAACCAGAAATCTTCCAGCATACTCATAAATTTCTTATCATCACGGATTTCTCCAGTTGATGCATCATATACGAGTTTGTTACGATAACGCATCATAACATCACGGAGATATTGTTCTGCCTTTACCTTAGGTAGATTGCCTACATCAATATAGAAAATTCTACGCTCTGGAGCACGAGATAGGCGATAGATAACCAGAGAATCTTCAATCATTCTTAGTTGATTGAGAGACTTGATTGCTTTGTGTAGATATGAAAGAGTTGACCCTTTATTTCTGTCTACAAGACCTGAAGTGCAATATGCAATAGAATCTTTTGAGAACTTGATTCCACCAGTACCACCCATCGCAGATGGGTTGCTGGTTGGATAAGTCATCTTTGGATTATAAATGTAATATTCCTCAATCTCAGGAAATTCATATTGCATTGGGTCGTCAACATTCGTGTTTGCCAACCTATAAATCTTTTTATCCTTCTCAGTTTGCTTTTGTTGGCGAACATAACGCATTTTCATTGCGTCAATGTATCTAAGTTCTTGAATTCCCTCGTGAGGATTCTTAAAATCGATTACTTTGTGGTAGTATAGTCTACCATCAACATACCAGTTTCTATAAATTTCGTGGGATTTTTTATCAAAATCCAAAAGTTCTAGAATATATTTAAACTCTTCCCTGATTTTTTTCTTAATACCATCACTTGCATTAAGATTTGACAGTTCAATTTGTACAGGACTGTCATTAGTATCTGATACGATTGCTTCGTTAACAATATCTTCAATGGCACTATCACACTCCGGATGAAGTGCCATTTCACGATATCTTTTTATTAAATCAAACTCGGTTCTATAAACACCTTCAATATCTACATAAGAACCAAAAAATCCACTACTTAAGTAAAAATCACTCCCGTCCTCACTGTTAGGTGCAACGGGAGATACAATAGAAGGGGATGTTGGTTCTTGATCCTCAATAGAGAATCCAAACAATTTTGCCATAATTTATTTTAATCTTTGCACTATTTATTATGCTTCTTCTGTGGTAGGTGTCCAGTATTGAACCTGGAATTCTACGGTGAATTCCTCAATTGTATCTGAGGTATCATATGAAAGGTCAATTGCAGAGATATTTGTTGGGAAAATGCTATAGAATTTGTAAGTAGCAGCTCTTTCAAGACCAGAACCTGTGGCAATGTTAGTGCCTACGTTACTAGCTCCTCTTTTAAACTGCTTTACAAATGCATCAACCATATATTCACTTGGGTTTGTAGCACCACTTCCATCACCATATTGTCCAATGGATTGCATCCACTGCTCCATTACGGTTCTAATTGCAAAATCTTGGTCGTTGATAATAGTAATCGTCCAAGTATCAAATGTACGGTCTCCTGCTACCTTGAAAATTCTTCCTCTAAAGGGAACATCAATAGAAGCAATATTTGACGCAGGTAAAGCAGCTGCCTTACAAAGAATTGGGAAATTGGGTCCCAAAGTATTATTACTTCCGGGAATAGTACCTGGGATAGTAACTTCAAATAGATTGGGACGAGCTCCGCCCCCTTGCAGTGCTGTTTTAAAGTCCTGGATTGAGTGTGCCATTTTTAAGTCCTCCTTTTTGTTTATTTAATAAAATCAAACTGTACCAGCTACTTCTTCAAAACTTACGCCAGTGCGAGTAGCAACGAAAGTAAGAGTTACATAATTAATTGACTTTGTAGGCTTCAGATAGATATCAGCTCTAAATTCATTGTTATCAATGACATCAGGAGTATTATTTGAGGTGTCGCAAACAACAAGGAATCCATAGAGACCTCTCTTTGCCTGAACATCACGGAGGTAGGGTTCAACAATATTTCTAAAGTTTGCTCTAGTGAGTTCATCGTTCAATTCAAAAAGTTGAGCTTGTGCTGCTTTTTGTAATGCCTGCTCAACTGTGAGGAACAAGCGACGAACATTAATGCGATCAAATGCTGATGCATATCCAAGAGCAGTTTTATCACCAAAAAGAATAGTACCTACACCAGGTTGAGTTGAAATTGCATTAACTCTTTGTGGATATAGTTGGTCTCTTTGTGCTTTGTTTGGATTGTATGCAAGTTTGATGACATTATTAAGAACTCCACGCTGCTGTCCTGCGGGCGAGAACCAAGGATATGCAACAATATTTGTGCGGCACATTAGACCAGCAACATCAGCATTGCATGGGATATATACAAACTTATTGTTGAATCTATCATAAGTGTACTTATATCCACTATCAAATACCGCATAAGATGAGGATGAGAGTGAACTAAAGTATCTGACTAAGTTGTTTGTTTGAGTTGTGGTATTTGTGATACCAACTAGATCTGATCTGTGAGGTCCAACTGTTGCTACACAGTCCTTTCTTTGCTCTGCAAGTGAGATTAAATAACCTGCCTTTGCCTGAGAATCTGATACAGAATCTAGACCAGGACCCATGATCAAGTAATCAACTTGAATTTCATCTCTGTTGGAGAAGAGTGAGTATGATGTTATAAGATCTCCAAGAGTTGTCTTCATTCCACCAGAGGCAGAATAATCAATACCACCACCTAAGTTGTATGTTTTATTTCCAATTGCACTGAAGATTACTTCCTGAGCATCTAATCCCCATAGACCATCTGCTGTTGATACTGGAGTGAATGCAGTTGAGAATCCAGTTGCTCTTGGTGCAGTTCCCCAATAAGCATCGGCAGTACTTGATGGATTATTTCCAGCATAAATTTGGCTGGAATAATCTGCAAGGAATTGCTTGTACCAAATTTTCTGAGGAGAATTGACAGCAGAAACAGAATCTAGTGCCTTTGAAAGTCCAACATGCTTCTCAATAATTGTTCCTTGGTTTCCTGTGATTGTTCCAAGGTCATCAACAACAACTACATGAAGACCGTCATTTTTACCATTTCTCTCCAGAACATACTTGTTTGAAGTTGGTTTTGGTGCAATCGACTTCCAATAAATTGTGGAGTTTGTAAGTCCAAGAGTCTGATTGTCGTACCAATCGGAAATGGATGCTGCAGTTGCAGTACCGGTGGTGATACCAGAATTATTGACAAAACTTAGAGTGCTACTTGCAACATATGATGCAAATGTTGCGCTTTCTGCATAATTAATTTGGGTTTCTGTTCCTGCAGAAGAAACTCTCGATACAACTCTTACGTCAATTGTACTATTACCGTTTGTAGTATCTGTAGATACTCCAGTAATAATTCCCTTCAGGTATCCATTGAAAGTTGAGGTTGTTCCTGCTCCAGGAATAACCACTCCGGAAAGTGTAGATGTTACACCAAATCCAATTCTGGCACCTAAAGAACCTAGATTGGTAGTTGTAATTCCGATTGTTTGATCTGCTAAATCGTCAATGAAGCAAACTTTTAATCCATTTGCCCAAGATCCAGGATTCTTTGCGGCAAAAGTGAAATTGGTTGCATCAATGTGATTCGCTTGATAATCGTCGTAATTATCAATATCGAGAGAAGAAGTTGAAGCAATTCCAACACCAGCGTTTGCATTATTCAGTGTTGAACCACCAGTTCTAACAACCTTAAGTACTCCACCATATGAAAGATAGGATGACGCGCTCATCCAATATTCATATTGAGAATCTGTACTTTGTGGTTTGCCGAAAGTATTGATTAAATCTTGTTCGGTTGCAATGTCAACTGGATAATCTACTGGTCCAATGGGAAATGGTCCTGCAATTGCTCCAATGTTATCTAAAACATTATCAGCTCTTCCTACTGTTAAATCAACCTCTCTGACGAGTACGCCTGGAGATAATTGAGGAGTCGCCATGTTTTTCTCCGTAAATCTCAGTTTATCTAAAAAATATTTATTAAAATATCAATTTACATAACTCTACTGATAATCCCACATGTATGACATATCACCATATTCGTCAGTGAACCATCTATCACCATCTGTGTCTACAAAACTTTCATTATCTAATCCATCAGAAACAAATCCAAAAGGTGCCATATCCTGCTCAATTTGATTTTTTTGTTCCTCATACAATCTTTTTCTAACATCTTGGTCAGTAAGTTCTTTGAAGTAATCTTGAGCAACTAACCATGCATAGATTACAAGGCACATCGCTAGGTCATCATTACACCCTTCTTCTGCCTCAAATGAATTATGCTTTTGAATAAAAGTGGTTAATTCACTAATTATTTCATAGTCATTAAGATATAACTTATCCTCCTCAATCATAGTCTTAAGATTGAGACATCCAACTTTTTTTACAGTTTTGGACATCTTTACGCCAAGCTGAGTCTTTTTGCCCGAGAATCCTTGACCAACAATTTGACCTGCTCTACCACGCATAGAACACATTAGCAAATTGTTATATTCCAAATCATATTGAATAATACTGGCAACTTGATCTCCAACATCATTCACTTCACATAAAATATAAGCATCATTATAACTTTTTGCAACATCAACAATAATGCTTGGAAAAAGCATTGGTTTGATTTCGTTATTTCTATATTTTCCTACAACTCTATGAGGGAACTGTGTAATATCAACAATCGTAAATGCAGAATAGTCGTTTCCAACACCCCTAGCAACGTCTACAGTGAGCAAGTAGTCGTGTTGCTCCTCTGGGTCGCAATATACATCCAAACCCGCACTACGGGTCTTAGGGTGGTCATAGACGAGGTTCCTGAGTTTGCTTGGTGCAATGAGGGTATCAACTGATCCTAAGAATTCGCATTCAAACTCAACTTTAAATTGTTGCTCACTGGTGTTTGCAATAGTTTGTGCTTTCCACTTCTCATCTCTACCAGGAACTTCACTCCAGTGAACATCAGTGAAGATATATTCATTTTTTCCCTTCTCAGCATCGTGCCACATACGGTAGAAATGATTCATACCGTGAGGGGTGGAAACTATAATAACCTTTGTACTTTTACCCGAAGTAATCGTAGGATATACTGATGCAAAGAATGAATCTGCAATATGATTTGGAACGAACGCAAATTCGTCCAAGAATAGAATGTTGAATGACATACCACGAACAGCAGATGCTGATGTGGAAGCAGCAAGAATTTTGGAACCGTTCTCTAATTCAAGTGAGCCTTTGTTCCACGAAATAATACCCTGTTGCATCCACTTGGGTAAATTTTCATATGCAGTTTGTAGTCTATCAAGAAGTTCTCTTGCGGTCGCGGCTTTGTTTGCAAGAATACCAATATTTACATTGTCATTAAAAACGGCATAGTGTAAAAGAAAAGATACTACAGTGGTAGATTTTCCTGTCTGTCTAGGCATTTTGCAGATATTAAATCTGTGCCTATGAAAATTATTGACCAGTTTCTCTTGAAATGGATACATCTCAAAAGGCATTAATCCGTGGTCAAGTGTTACGATTTTTACATAATTTTTTGCAAAATAAACAGGATCATCCTTACACCTCATAAACTCAAGAATTTGCTCTTGAGTAAATTCTATAGAGGTATTTGCTTTTTTTAAATTCGGATTACCAAGATAAACATCATCTGCCATAATAAACTCCTTTTATATCAACAGTTCCAAGCTCTAAGTGATTTATTAATTCTAGAATCTGGGTCGTTTGCGGTCTTTGCTGAAGTTAATTTCTTCTTCATGCCTTTCATACGAGCACAGAAAGAATCTCTGCGTGATCCACCTTCTGGTTGTGGTCTTTTTAAATCACTACCAGGATTCTCTCTTTCATAGGACTTACGACCCTTTTCATTTAAACCACCACTTTGAGACTTTCCTTCTTTTCTTTGCCAGGCAGCAACTTCTTCTATTTTTTCTTCGCCAATTGTTCCGTTATTGAGAAGATAATTTTTTGACTTTGAATTTACAACTTGAATCAGTGGCATTCCCGGTTGAATTCCGGAAACATTATATTGGAGAACTTGAGCCCCTGGATAAACTTTCTGAATCTCCAATGTTACATCTTTTCTGGTTGGCATTCCTACTTGAGGGAAGAACATTCTAATCGAATATGTTTTTCCTCTCCAAGAAAGAATCACTGCAATAATATTACCAGTTTCTGACTGAAGACGAGTTGCCTCTTCAATTTGAGATTTAAAACCTTTAATTGGTTCTGGTTTAATTATATCAACTACTTCAGCAAAAGTATTTCCATTGGCATCTTCAATAGTTACTGATTCTTTTTTAGTTTTATCTCCCCAGTTTGCAGCACCTGCCTTACGGCACTTAACTAATGCTCCAGATGCATATGCACTTGGCCAAATTTTATATCTTGATTTTACCTTTTCCTTACATGCATCTTCATTTACAAATTCTTCAGTTGCAACATTTTTTGCCTTACCAGATCTTTCTGGATTTGGATCTTCTTTTCTCTTTCTTCTTGCTGCTCTTTCTTCTTCTTCAGGTGACATTTCTGATGCCATTTTAGAACTACCGCATTTTGGTTTGGTATCCTGTCCTGGTTGCTTTGCACATGGTTTTCCGGCGTACTTACCACCCAATTGTACCCATCCAGGTTTTCCATCGGATGATTTGCTTTTAGAAAACCAGTCATGAAGAGAAGAGTCGCCTGATTTTGATGCTTCTATAAGTTCATCTAAAATTTGATTTACAAGTTGATTCTCGCTTACTGGAACACAATTTGGAACACTTTTTTTACCTTTCTTTTTCATTCCAACTTGCTTATATCCACTCCAACATGCTTCATCCATTTCTCCGCCAGCAACATAATCGGCAGCAGTATCAATATAATCAGATGCTTTTGTTATTTTTGATTGTACCCATGCTTCTAAATTACCTTCTCCCTTTCCAACCTTCATTTGCAATCTCTTAATTGCATCTGCCATAGTTGAAAGTTCTGAACGAACCATAGAATATTCTTCATCTTTGACAGACACCTTATCCCATGCTTTTTCGCCATAAGAACATTCAGTTCTTGATTCCCTCTTATCACAAAGGGGGCAATATCTTTGCTCTTCTTTCGATTCCTTTACATCTTTAAATTTTTTATGCTCTTTCTTTGCAGATGCTTCCATTTTCTTTAAACGAGTATAGTAATCTGGAATTTCGTCTAGGTGCTGAAGAGCAATATCCATAGCAAGTTCATGATCTTTTGTGTGCTCATGCTCAATTGGTTCTCCCATATCCAGTTGCTTCTGAATAAAAGAAACATCAAGACGATGCTTCTTTGCAATTTGTTCTACTGTTTTATGAGATTTCAACTTCGGCATTAAATTGCACTAAATCTTTTTATATTTATTAATCTTGATTATCTTGAGACTGTTGCTTTAAAAGTTTTGCAAGTTCTGCAGTGGAACCAACAAATAATGCATTTGTCACATTTGTTGGACCTTTTACTCCCCTTTCTTCTTCAATATCCTTTAGTTTTTTCTGAAGATCCATCAATTTGTCTGTAGCATCGGCAACATTTTTGATAAGTTGTCCAGCAACCTCATATGCTCTAGGCATTTCACTTTCTTGAGCAAGTTCGAGAATACCGTTTATTGCTTCTTGTCCCTTTTCAATAAGAGAATATAAATTACCTCTGGTATAGTCATAATCCTTTTTAATATCATCAATTGATGAAGAAATTTTTTCAATTTTTTCAACCGAAGTTTCTACCTCCGGAACAACTATCTCCCCAGAAACATTGAATGTGTTATTTAAATCCTCAAATTTTTTTGTCATTTTCATGTTTAGAATTTATGAAGTTAAACCAGTGAATCCAAAATCATCGCCAGATTCTATTAAATCACTATCTTGTGTAGTAATAGATTTGATTTCTGCACCAGATAGGTGAGAAGTAATTGTGGTATTGTCCATACCCCTTTGAACCGTTAAGACATTTCCTGATACGGACTTTACATAAACTTCCTCACCTTCAATATCAAAATATGTGCTTGCTACGATAGAAGAAGCATTGTTCACAGTGATTAATGTATCCTCTGTTGTAATATCTTTTGTTATATTTGTAACAACAATACCTGTATAATTTTTAATCGCTCTTGGTTCGGCAGTATATACAACAGAACGAGAAGGAGTTGGTGTAGATTCTCCACTGATATAACTGAGAGTAGTTTTTTTGATAATATCCTTTGTTGCAGAAGATATTGGACCAAAGAGATAAGTTTTTACTGTAAATCTAAGAGTATAAATTAAAACTCTTCTGGTAGTAAAGTTTCCCTCATAATCATCTTGCATTGTAATATTTTCTAGAACAACGGGCACATCTCGTTTTTCATTAATATTGTTTACCAATTCCACAGTCAGTGTATAAGCTGGTTGAAAATATGGAAGTATTTGTTCAACAATCTGCAAGACATCATCATTTAATTTTGACATAATGCTGAGTTCAAATTCCATATTATATGGAACTGGCATATATGCTTTTTTTATCTGAGTACCATCCGATTCCAAACCTGAGGTAAAGGTTTGAGTTGTAGTAACTTTTCTTGATGGATCATAAGTTAGACCAGTAAACTCAAATGACATTCTTGGCAATGTAATTTGAGTTGGTTTATTTAAATCGGGTACTTGCTCAAGTCTTGCCAAGAATTTCTGAGTTGGTCCATATGCTAAAGGTACTTTAATAACACTAACAACATTTCCAGAAGAATCTGTATGTTTGACTGAAATGTTGTTAAAGAGAGAACCGAATGCAATTACGGTCCTTCTTAAAATTTCGTTATAAAAGTATTCAAACATATTGGTAAAATTAATACTACTCAATTATTAATTAGTATTTATGGCATTCCAAAAGGGTTGATTTCATTAAAATCTATAATCGAATCTGCCTCATTTTCAATATTTTGATTATCAGAGTATCCATCATCTGCTGGATAGGCATCAATTGTTATCAATCCTCTGGATGCTCCAGAATCTGAACCAACGATAGTTTCTCCCGTAACAAATTCTCCAGATACTGTAGAGACCTGAAGTTGATTTGTAATGGAATTCCAAGATCTCACTCTTGCAGTTGTTCCGCTTTGTGATCCTGTCACCAATTCGTTAAAAGTAAAATTACCAGTAGATGCTATTGATGGGTTACCAATTGTAATTGTTGGAGCAACACTGTACCCCAAACCAGCATTTGTAATTTTGATTTGTGTGATAGAACCTGCTGAACTTACCACTGCCGTCGCAGATGCAGTAACTGAACAGATTCCTGTAAATGTGACAGTAGGTGCAGAGGTATATCCAGAACCTACATTTGCAATATTAATTGGTCCTATTACACCAGTACCAATTGTTGCTGTTGCAGCAGCCCCAGATCCATCTCCAAAGAATGCAACTTTTGGTGCAATAGTATATCCATATCCAGGATTTATGACCTCAACTGACTGCACTGATTTTAGATTTGGATTAACATTATCTGCACATACGACAATACCACCAATCATGGTTGCGGAAGCAATACCAGTTAAACCTCCGGTTGGAGCAGATGATATTGCAACTCGTGGTGGATAAGAATATCCGCCACCTCTGTTTGAAACTGTAATATATCTAATACCACTACCTATTAGAGTTGTATTTGCAGTTGCTGTAACACCAGTTCCTACAAGAGTAAGTGTCTGTATTAATCCAACAGTAATTCCAGAACCATCGCCCAAATCTCCAGAACCTCCAATATTATCATCAATTTCGTCAATACTTGTATCAATAACCTCATCTTCATATCTAAAGAGTTCACATTTTAAAGTATAAACATAATTTTTTCTAAGTTGATAAAATGGTTGCTCGTGCTCTACAAATTTAACTTCAAATAGTCTATCGCCATAAGGAAAATAAATTAAGTCACCTTCTTTTGGTCTAGAAGATAATTTAATATTTGGACTATTTTTAGATAATGGTGCAATATAAGTTTCAAATCTTTCTTGAGATATGGTAATAGTTAATTCATTTAGTGCCTGAATACCAAATTTTGAAAGAATTGTTGTATTATCGCCATATCCATCATAATTTTCAATATATGCTTCAATAGGATATGCCATATCAAATGCAGATTGAATGACCTCTCTTATTACTGTTTTCTCTGTTAAATATTTTCTGGGAAGATAATGAACTTCAACTCCATACATCCGAAGTTGTTCATTTATTAGGTCTTGAATAAGTCCTTGCTCGCCTTTAGAACCCTGAAGAAAAAATGGATTAAGCATAGGATTAACCAATCATATCCATTGGAGGAAGTTCATAAGTATTAGACATTTTCTCCATAATCAAATCAATTTCTCTTTGCCCATCGTCATACATTTGACGACCATTAAGTTCAACGCCCCCCGGTAATTTAACTCCAGTAAATTTCATCATATTTTGCCCCCATTGCCTTTTAATAAGGGACGTTAAGTATGGTTTAATAAAAGAATCGTTCCAAACTCTAGAATAGTCGTTTGGATCTAAAACAGAATAGCAATCAATAATAACATAATTTCCTACAGATACTGCACCCCAATCAATATCCAAATATAGTCTGTCTTGTCTCTTATTAAAACGAATTTGTTTTTGTGTACTCAGTAAAAAGTCCAAATCTTCCAGATACGTTTTGACCATTGCATAACTTAAAAGTTCAGTTGTTCCCCAGTAGTAAATATCATTTAAAAATAATTGATATTTAACACTAAACATATTGTGAGTAATACTGTTAGTGCCATCATATTGGAATATTTTATTTACTCCAATAACTCCTGGAGGAACTTGTAAATAATTACTATTTTCCTCATATTTAAATGTTGTTGCAGTGCCCACAATATTTGTAGTTACACTTGTGGTTACAATCCCAACATTTTTATTGTTACCCCTAGATCTTCCTCTATCAACATCCTCTTGAGTAAATTGATATTTGAAAAATGTTGGATAAACGCCATCAAAATGTCTTTCTTGAAAAAGTTGGATGGCATCATCTACGAGATCATCAATTTGCTCATCTGCAACATTAATTTCTAAAACTGGCGCCCCCAGTTTTCTTTTACAGTAGTCTATTAGTTCTTGTCTAGTAGATGGTTGCGCCATTTATTTTTTATCTTTAAAAATATTTATAGTCCAGTTAGTGCTAAATTTTTAACAATCTCCTGCTGCTTCAAATATAATTTCATATATGCCTTAGAAATATTCCTAAGGTCTTCAATATCTTCTATAGAATCAATCTCATTGCAGGCTTTCACATATTCAAAACTTTTTGATAGATCTTCTAATACAATATCATTTGGATTCATTGATTAAACTCCGTAATAAATTTTTGATTTCATCAATATCATTCTTCATATTAGCAAGATCCGATTCTAAATTTTGTGTCTTTTGATTCACTTCATTCTTAGCATCTCGCCTTGCAATATATTCTTGATATTCTGAAATGTTTGTATTGACAATAGAATTTGTTTTCACATCTCTAAGTAGGTTATTATAACCTTCGACTTTTATATAGTCCATATTATGCAAGAGTAATGACTCTTAAATCTTTCATTCTTGGTACATAAACTTGATTAGTTGATGTCATAATAATCTTAATTCTATAAGATCTAAATGCAGGTAATTTGTCAGCGGTAAAGACATATTCTTTATATTCAATATCAGAAGGAAGATAACCAAGAGAATTTGCTGGAGGAACAAAAATATCAGATCTTCCATCACTATCTGCAAAATTAATTATTTCGTTTTTAACATTTAAATTATTATATCCTGGGAATGGTACAAAGATTGGATTGAAGTTTTGGTTTTGATTAATTGCATATAAAACACGAATATCAGAATAAAGATTAATATGTGCATTTAATATTATTTTAATAGAAGATGCAGAGTATTCCAAATTAATTTCTTTGGAAAGATATTGGAAAGCACTTGGATCATCTAAAACGCTATTGACTCTGCTATCAGTTGCATAATTTGTAATTGCACTATTAACTCTATTTGAGGTAAATATTGCACTAACTCTTTGAGTATCAACTACTGGACTTAATCTAGAATCAGTTGTATTAAGTAGAAGTCTCATATTCAATGATTTATTGCCAGTGAGATTTGTTAAATTATTTGTCTCATTAATTTTTGAGCAAACTATTCTTGAACTATTCAGATAATTTGAATTGTTGAGCGTAATTGATTCGAATCCATTGTCAATAAATGGAATTTCGGTTCCACTTATACTTGAACCAGTTACTGTTCTTAATTCTGCATTTAATGCAGTACCTCTAACTGTTACATTTTGAACATTTGGAGTTATAATTTCAAAAGGAATATTTTGTGTAGCATTAATATTATATCCACCAGAAGATTTGGTCTGATTAAAGTGGAGATTCGGATAGACACTTCCAATAGTTCTGTCGATTCCATTTGAGGACATATCAATTTTAATTTTATAAGAATCAAATGTAATTGGATTAGATTCTGTTACATTTCCAAAATAATGTACTTTGTTAATTCTATTCAATGAAACGCCACCAAGTTCATATTTGTAAACTGGAGTTCCTGCTGGATAATTTGTTGGATTAGAACCTCTTGTAATTTGACCACCAATTGAACCTGCAGTAACTGAAGTATATTCAATAATTTCATTTCCTATTAATAGGTATCCTGGATTTGCAATTCCAACACTAACATTTTCAAAGGTGGCAAAATTTGTAGAATTATCTACAGAAATTGCTGCATTAGAATCTGAATTATATGCAACTGTTAGTTTCGTTGGTACAATATCGGATTGTACATTTGAAATTTCAACATAATTTGTATCGGAATACATTCCATGATTTTTATGATTCACATTAATATGTAAACCATCACTTACTGTATTGATAGATGAGATAAGGACATTTCCTCCAGATGATGCATTTAGATTTGTTGTTATTCCGGAGTTATTGATATATCTTACTGTTTTTCCAACTCCAGTTACAAAATCTCCTTGAACATTATCAAGTATGAGTTGATTTGTACTAGCAATAGAAACTATAGAGAATCTTGCATTACTTCCAACAGAAGTTGCTCCTATAGTTGTAATTCCAAGAACATCGCCAACTTGATATCCACTACCACCACCTACAATAGTTGCGGCAATTGCTACTCCATTACTAATAGTTACATTTGCAGTAGCATCTCTACCACTACCAGTAACTGTTGTTAGATTAACACTACTAAAAGTATATGAACCACTTGCTGGTGTATATCCTATACCCGCATTTATTATGTTTAAAGTTGCAGTTGCAATACCTGCACTACCTACATAATTGCCAGTTGCATTTGATCCTTCTTGGAGAATAATATTCCCTAAAGTCAATCCAGAATCATTTAGAGTAGAAGCAAGAGATACTCTGATTTTATTTGAATTTAAATCTATAGAATTTGGAAGTAAAGTTGCTATTTGCTTGTTGCCGTTGGTTAGTTCTGGACTATAGAATTCTGCTGTTCCAGATTCTATAAAATCTGCTCTATAAAGAGTAAATTTAAGATCTTCCCATTGACTTGCTTCCCAAGTGGAGGCATTTTGAGATTTAAATAGAGATCCAAGATATGGTTGATTTGAAATAAATGACTGGGTTAATAGATCATTCTCTCCAATTCTTGAAATATAAACACTATATTTTGTTGAATTTGATGCTAAGCATATTGCATATTCCTTTCCACCTTCCAAATATATTGGTGCCTTGAAAGAAATTGAAGTTGCAACAGAACCATCTCCAGAAATATTAACTTGTGATGGGTCAAGAACAATTTCTGAGAATGGAATAACCTTTTGAGTTGGGAATCCATTTTGCATTGTTCTGAGTTGGAATGTAACTGGTACATCCATATCATCTTTAGATCTAAAGAAGACATCACATCTAGTTAAGAAAACTCCACTCTCATCATCAACTAAGAATGATTGTGCAAGAGGATCGTACCATCCAACAATAGCACTTCTTGTTGTCTGCGAGATTACCTTACTTGAGACAACTTGGGTTCCTGTTGTTCTAGAAATTGCACGACTTTCAAATTCTTGCTTATTCTCAACTCTTGCATTTCTTACAGAAATAATATTTTCCTGTACAGATTCTAAAGTTCCACTTGACACAAAACCTTCTTCTGCAATTGTTGTTGCAAGATCTTGGTTATTGAGATTGTTATTAAGTAAAGTAAATGTTTTAGTTCCTGTTTCAAATCTTGGATGAATGCCAACATTTGGATTTGGAATATAAAAACTTCCAATAAGAGCTGCAGAAATATCTGAAATTAATCTGACATTTGTTATAGTTGCTTGTGCCCCACTTGTTTTTCCAACAAGAATCATTTCTTGGGAAACCCATCCACTATACTCACCTTGTGGTTGATTTGCAAGAGAGAAAGTATCAATATTCAATATTGATGATGTCGATGAATATGATTGTTGAAGAACTTGATTTGTGTATGGGTTAAATGGATATGTTGAAGTCGGTAAGTTATAAGGACCTTCTTTATGATTTGATTGAGCAACTCTAAAGGTAATATTTGGAGCATTGTTGCCAAGATTTTGAATAGTACCTGTTGATTGCATTTTTCCAACAACAGTTTCTCCAACTTCAAATACTCCAGAAATCATACTAATTTCTAAAAGTTTTGGAGTGCAATACTTAGTTACATCAACTCCATCAAAGAAAGCATAAAGTTGAGTGAGAGGTTTAACTTTTTTGGAAATAAATTGAATATTTCTAGATCTCATATAAGAGATGAGATCTCTACTTACTACTCTATCGCCAACAGATGTTCTATCGAATTGTTCGGTTACTATTGTTGTGTTTCCTTGTCTACTAGAAACTCCAGTATCTCTAACTTCTCTCAATCTTTCTTCAAATATAGTAGTAGTCTCTGTTCCCATACGGGCAACAAGACCTCCACCACCTTGCCATGCTACGGAACCAGTAACCTGTCTTCTAGTTCTTGTTGTTTGAGTGACATCTTGACCAGTCCAATTATCAACCCAAGCATTCCAAACTGTTGGAGCAAATCCTGTTTGTGGGTCAACATTTAAAGTTTTTACTGCATTGGCAAGAGTCTCTACATAGTTTCCTTCAGTATTAATAATTTTAGCCTCTAGTCTAACTGTATCAACCCAAGTGTCAGTTGCGGGAGTTAATTCTAAAGTTCCCTGCCAGAAACTAATCAAGAAAGGAGTAACACTTTCAGATCTTGTTGCAAATGACTGCTTCAACCATTCTATTTCTGCATAATCAAGAGTAATAATCCCTTCATTTTTTCTAATGTTGATTCCTTCTGGGGAAGAAAATGCTAAATCGTCAGTAGGATCTACATTTACAACAGGACCAGAAATTAAATCTACCGAAGTAGTATAATGCTTTGGTCTTAATTCTTTATTTGAAATGTCTAGACTATTTTTATATTCTACAGAGTTTTCCTGAGCAAGTAATGACGTAAAATTATCTACAAAGAATCCAGACTTAAATCTGTTTAATCCATCGGCATCAGGAACAAAAAGATTTGCAGTATTTGTTTCTAGAAGAGATAATGCAGTATAATACTCAAGATTTTTAATTCTATTTTCAAGTTGTTTGATATCAACCATTCTATATCTCTTATGCTCTAAAAATTGTATAGATGCTTGAGATATATCGTAAAGATATGGTGGTAAAGTAATAGTTGCAATCTCCAGTGCATCATCAACTGATACTGGTTTTTCTAATTTTTCAGAAGGAGTTCCATATTTAACTTGAAACTTTCCATCTTTAGTCAAATAAATTCTATCAATTCTTCCAAGATAGAATGAGTAATTTGTAACAATAGATTCATCAGATGCAAGAATATTTGCTGCAGAATTTCCAGAAGAATTAAATGTTCTTCCATAAAATTCTAGTGGAGATCTTGAATTTTCTGAAACTGTATATGACGAAACTACAGGTCTGATATCAATAATATCAGAATTTTGAATTCCATCTACTGTTTTAATTTCTTTTCCATAATCAAAACTAGTATAAGAATTTACTGTAGTAATGTCTCCATCATCAGAAGATTGATAATAACCACTTGAAAAATAAATTTTCAATTGCTTAGAAGACTCTAAAGATGAGGGTTTTCTATTGATTGTTCCACAATTATAAAAAGTTCCCTTCTGTCCAGTTGTAAATG